CAAAGGAATGGAGCCAACCGGCATTTTGCACATTCGCGTTTTCCCTCTCTTTTTCAGCCTGTAACCATTGCGGCGCAAGGCTTTTTCGCACTTGTGGCCCTTGGGCTTCCACGGTCGGCACAGAGGAACTGGAACACAGATGATGGAAATGAAAGGTGCAAAAAATCACACCTTCAATTTCACATCAAGTTCAATTTCTGGTGCAGTCCAGTTTCCACCTGTTTTCAGTGGCGATTTGTTCCGTGTTTTTTTCAAGACTGGATCATAATATCTGATCTGCTTGCTTTTGATCCGTTCAGCCTTTTCACGTTTATAATTGATTCGTTCAATGCAAGCTTTCAGCAGCTTGTTTTTTTCTTTTGCTGTGGCTTCTGGGTTTTCCAAAGCAACAAGAGCGGACTTGAAACGCATCAGCTTTTCTTCATAGTCAACAGGATCAGGCATGGATTCATAAGCCTTGCAAAGAGCCTGCTGCACTTCTTCCTTCTCCTTCAGCAACTTTTCATTCAGCGCCCTGAAAACATGATCCGGCATCCGCCTTGATGGGTCAGGGTCTGCCTGTGCTTCCCACTGTGCGATTTCCTTTTTGTCCAGTTCTTCCTTTTTGGCTTCCAGCCGTTTAATCAGGTTGGCGTGAAGCTTTGCAGAATCTCCATCATTGTTCTGAATTCTGACTTCAAAATCATGTATACACTGACGCAGAATTTCCTTTACCTTGTCAATGATTTCAGAATAATTGCAGGATGTTGTTTTGCATATGGATTGACCATCACACAGCAGACGTGGCGCAGAGCGTTCCACGCCGTTTTTCGTGTATGTCCGCAAAGACATAGCACGTCCGCATTGACAGAACAGCAGACCTGCAAGCGGGTTCCTGATCTCTGTATTGGGCTTTTGCCGTGTGTTTCTGCCTTTCTTCGCCTGTGCAGCATTGAAAAGGCCTTCCGGCACAATGGCTTCATGCTTGCCGTCATAGATCAGAAATTCCCCTATTTTCGCAACAGGGCGGGTTTTCTTGAATTCGCCTTCTTCAACAATCGTCAGGGTTTTTCGATGGTTCCACTTCACTTTCCCTATATAGTGGATGTTTTCAAGCATTTTTGACATTGCGCTTGCTGACCAGTGTTCCCCTTTCGGCGGTTTGATTCCCATTGCGTCAAACTTCTTGCAGATGCTTTGACATCCCATGTCCTGATTGACATACATATCAAACATCATGCGGACAACTTCTGCTTCTTCCTTGTTTGGTACAAGGATGGGGCATTTTCTTTTCCCTTCGGTGACAAAGGTTTTGTCATATCCGTATGGGGCAGTATTTCCAACATAGTTCCCCTGACTGACGGACAGCAGCCTTCCACGGTTCAGAATCTTCTTCGTGTATTCCAGATAGTCATTACCACGCTTCAGTTCCCTTTCAAAAGCGTCCCAATCGTATTCGTCCCGAAGGTCATAAATGCGTGGCGGCGTGATGACAAGCGTGTTTGTGTGCTTCAGCAGCTTCATCAAGCGGCCTATGTCTTCCAGATCACCACGGGTCAGCCGCTGTGGCTCCACCACCTTTACAGCCTTATACTTCGGCGATTCAATCAGGCGCAGAACCTTTTGAATCTCTGGCCTGCCGCTGATGGTTTCGCCGGATACCACTTCCCGGAATTTGTTTTCTTCCGGCACGATACCGCCCAAATTCTTTTCTGCCCATTCATCCAGAATGGCTTCGTGCTTCGACAGGACTTCTTCAACAGTCAGTAGTGGATCATCAGACTGTGACTTTCTCAAATAATCAATGACTTCTTCAGGCTTGAAGTCTATTTTAGGCTGATAATACACATTTCATCGTCCTTTCAATTCTGTATGTTTCTCCAAATAAATCCAAGGTCAGGATCAAATTTGTCAATCAGTAATGCTACTATAATCGTTACAAGCGTGATTCCAAGAGCAAAGCTTAGAACAACGATTGCTTTCAATCTCCATTCTGCTATTCTTTTCAGATAGTCAATTTTTCTCTGATTTTCGCTGATAGCATGGTCAACGCTTTCTGCATTCCAATCCAGCTTATCCTTTGGACATTTCATGTCTTGGCTTCCAATCAAAGCGCTGAAAACAGGTGCAAAGGTGGAATAGTTTACATCAGAATAGTGGTCTTTCTTTTTAGAAAAGTGCATATCAATCGTACCCTTCGGAACACCAGAGCGTTCAGAAAGTTCAGCGTTAGTAATACGCTTATATGCCTTCAGCCTGATTGCCCATTTGTTCACGTCTTCAAGAGGAAGCGAACAAACATTAGGAATGCAGTCTTTTCCAAGATGTTCACACTTGATGCACTTCTCAAACATACTATTCCCCTTTCCAAGAATTCTGTCAATCCAAGTCGAATACTTGGTCAACCAAGCAGATACTTGCTGAACCAATGTTGTTTTCAGATATATAGAATGATAGTCTGAAATTGGGTCAGGGATGGCCTATCATTTCTTTCCGTGTGTGGGGGTGTCGAGTGGCACGGCATCCCCACACCAATGTTTCAAATCACAATCCACGCCGGATGACTAAGTATTTCGCAAAATTGATGATCTCCCGGTTTTCTTCATCCGTGAATGTGATGTGTCCCATTTCACGATTCCATTCTTCCATATGTCGCAGCTGCATTCCTTCTGAAGACATGAAGGATGCAATTTCCGATTCCTCTGCCCGGTCAAGGCCAATCAGATAAGCCGGGGTGGTTTGCAGAGCATCCGCCAGCGGTTCCAGCATATCAGCGCTTAGTTTATTGATGCTGCCGCTTTCGTATCGGTAGACGGTGGAACGGTCTTTTCCTATCAGCTTTGCCAAGTGGTCAGCCGACATCTTCAATTCCGTCCGTCTTGCCTTGATCCTATTTCCTATATTCATGGTGTCACCGCCTTTCTTACGAACCATAACATTAAAAGTCGCAATCCTGCAACAGAATTGCGTTTTGTAAGAAAGTACCAGTTGCCTGAAAATTTCCTATGGTGTTACTATTCCCAATGAAGTTACTATTTTCAACTTGTAGGATTAGAAAGTGAGATGAATACCATGACGAAAGAACAGTATATCAATGAAATCGTTAATCTGTTGGAACAGTGCAATGAGGAAAAAATCTGGTACTATATCATGACCTTCATGAAGGAAATGATATAAGCATTATCGCTTCATCTGAAATTCAATAAATTCCATTACGTTATCCAGTTTACTTTCGTCAAGTTTGGCGCTGCACAAGAGAGAAACAACGGCGCACAGTTTTTCATCAAAAAATAACGCTTTAGTGATGTCAGCAATGGCATCACTATTTTTTATATCTTCATCTGTCATCTTTTCTTCAATCAGATCAGACTTCTGGATTCCGAAGTAATTTGCAAGAATTTCAATTTTGTCGATCCTTGGGTATTTCTTTGCCTTGCACCAATCATTGAAAGTGGATGCTGCTACACCAACGATCTCGGCAAGTTCTTTCTGAGATTTCCCGGACTTATCTATATAATGAACAAGATTTCTTGCGAAGATTTGTTTATTTCCGATACTTGTCATCTATATCACCGCCTTCTATTGATAGATTACACCCAATCCGCTAAAAAGTAAATATTATTTTCTAAAAAATTCGCTTTAAGTGTTGACAACCAAAAATTATTATTGTAATATAACATCAAGAAATCCGCTTAAAGCGAATAGCGAAGGCCGCAGGCCGGGAGGAAACGAAAATGATGAACGTTGACGAAATGAAAGAATATCTTTTGGAAGAACTGAAAAATGAGCGCAACAAAATGCTGATGAAACAAGAGAACCACTATTCGTATCTGTTCATGATCTGCAATGATATGGGCATCACGCTTGAATAACAAGCAAGCAATCACCCGCCCCGGAGGTTACGAGGGCAGAAGCGAATAAGACGAATAAGACACCGAAAGGGGTATATAAAATATGAAAGCTATCGTAGGCGTTTGGAAAAATGATCCGTGCAAAATTCCGCAATTATATGAATTCAAAAGTTGGGGAGATGCCCTTGAATTCTATAAGCAAGAACATGAGAACTTTACAATTATGTATCACTTCATAATGCCTGGAGTGCTTCCGTTCTGAGCCGAAACGGCCTGAATAGGCCGTCTGTAAGGGTTGACCGCCTTACACTGATGATGGCAGGTCAGGAAGGAGTTGTGAACAATGGCGAAGATGACTTTGAAAGCAGCACGGGTGAACGTTGGACTGAGCCAGAAGGAAGCTGCATCCAATCTGGGCGTAAGCAACAAGACGCTTTGCAGTTGGGAAAGCTGCACTTCTTTTCCAAAAGCGGATCAGATTGTTTCTATCTGCAATCTGTACGGCGTTAGCTATGATGATCTTATTTTTTTGCCCAATAATTCGCTTTAAGCGGATATGAAAGGAGCCTGACCAATGGCAAAGGGATTTTTGACGGACGCACAAGTGGAAGCCGAAATTGCACGGCTGACGCAATCCGATTTCGTGAAGCTGGCACGGAAGGAACTCCGGCTGAAGTACAAACGGCGGCAAGCCCTGTATCAGCTTCGGAACCTTGAAAAGCGTGGTGTTCAGCTGCATGAAGCCGGGATCACAATGGAGAACCTTGAAGCAATGATGGCTGAAGCGGAAGCAGACATTCAGACAAGCCGCTGAAGCATAGGCTGTAAGAATAACGGAAAGGGCGTGATTTTTTGGCAAGTCAGGATGTCTATGGTGAACCAAGGATTTTCAAATATCCCGGAATGACGGTCAGAGTGTATCAACCCATCCTGACGGAAGAAGAACGTGCAAGGCGAATGAAGGCCATTGAAAAGGCCGCTGCTGGCCTTCTGAGAGAAGTAATTGCAATCGAAAGGAAGCATGAAAATGAGCAACGAAAGAAAGCGCAAGACCAGAAATCAGCGGAAGCGTGATATGTGGCGAACGGCCTTCATGGTGGTTGCACTTGTTCTGCTTTGGATGCTGCTCTGCACCATGCTTGTCAAGGCATGGGTCGATGAACCGCTTGAAAGCGGCTATGAATACCTTGAAAGCATCGGTGGTGATCCCTATGAGGATTTTCAGGACTGATGATCCGGCAGCGGATTTTGACCGATGGGACGCAGAACAAACGGCGTGGCTACGGAAACGGCCTGTGTGCTGCTACTGCGGCGAACACATACAGGACGATTACTTCTATCAGATCAATGATGAAGTGATGTGTAAGGATTGCCTTGACGGGCAGTTCAGAAAGGATGTTGAGGATTACATAGAATGAAGGTTTTGGAATTGTTCGCCGGAACACGAAGCATCAGCAAAGCTTTTGAAGCCCGTGGACATGAAGTGTTTTCCGTGGAATGGGACAAGCACTTTGAAAACATTGACCTGTATGCTGATATCCTGAACGTTACGGCAGAGGACATTCTTGAAAAGTTCGGAAAGCCTGATGTTATTTGGGCTTCACCTGACTGCACCACGTTCAGCATTGCGGCAATCAGTCACCACAGGCGGAAAAACCCAGAGACGGGCAACCTTGATCCGGTCAGCGAATATGCAAAGTTCTGTGATATGGTCGATCAGCACGTTCTACGTCTGATCTTGGCGCTGTCCCCAAAGTATTGGTTCATTGAAAATCCCCGTGGTGGTATGCGGAAAATGACATGGATGCAGGGTCTTCCCCGCTACACCGTTACATATTGCCAATACGAATTGGACAAGCCTGTTGAGCAACGCAGGATGAAACCAACAGACATCTGGACAAACCATCCAGCGCCGAAATTCAAGCCGATGTGCAAGAACGGTTCTCCGTGCCATGCGGCAGCGCCAAGAGGGGCGAAAACAGGGACGCAGGGATTGAAGGGTAGCAAAGAAAGAAGTGTCATTCCCTCTGAACTGTGTCAGCACATCGTTGAAATCTGCGAGGAATAAGCAACGGAAAAGAAATGATAGGCAGCTTTCCTGATCCCAATCATTTTGAAAGGGGTGAAGCCGATTTGAAAGAGTTCATCCGTGCTTTCAACCTTTGGAAGCAGATCATGAAAGATTCAAAAGAAGAAAGGTGAAGCGGCTTGATTGAAATGAAGACCCTGAAGAGCCGTGATGAATGGCTTGCTGCAAGAAAACACTACATCGGCGGTTCTGATGCTTCGGCGGTTCTTGGCATGAACCCGTATAAAACCAACTTGGAACTGTGGCAGGAAAAGACAGGCATTGTTCAGCCGGAAGACATCAGCGGAAAGCCCTATGTGCAATATGGACACGCTGCTGAAAGCTATCTGCGGGAACTGTTTGCGCTGGACTTTCCTGAATACGAAGTTTACTACCAAGACAACAACATCTGGCTGAATGACCGCTTCCCTTTTGCCCATGCTTCCCTTGACGGGTGGCTGACGGATCAGGACGGCAGGAGTGGCGTTCTTGAAATCAAGACCACCAACATTCTTCAGAGTATGCAGAAGGAAAAGTGGAACCACCGTATTCCCGATAATTATTACATTCAGGTGCTTCATTATCTGATGGTCACAGAATTCGATTTTGCTGTTCTGAAAGCGCAACTGAAATATGAATTTCAGGGCGGTGACATCATGCTTCAGACGAAGCATTACAAGATTGAGCGTTCAGAGGTTCAGGAAGATATTGAATTGTTGAAATCATCTGAAAAGGAATTCTGGAAGTGTGTGCAGAGCAGGAAAAAGCCAGCCCTGTTGCTTCCTGAAATATGAAAGGAAATACGAAATGGAACTGAAAGTAAATGAAGTGGTGCTTCCTGCACCTATCACCTTCAACTATGAAGAACTGAAGTCGGAACTGCTTCAGAAGGTGTCTGTCTATGAAACCATGGTCTACACAGAAGATCAGGTGAAATCAGCAAAGGCAGACAGAGCGGCTTTGAATCGGTTGAAGAAAGCCCTGAATGATGAACGCATCCGGCAGGAAAAAGAGTATATGCAGCCGTTCATCACCTTCAAAACGCAGGTCGGTGAACTGGTCAAGATCATTGACAATTCTGTTTCCATTGTGGACAAGCAGGTGAAGGAATTTGAAGAGCAGAAAAAGGCTGAAAAGCTTCAGCAGATTCAGGATTTCTTTAACAGCAAAACATTTCCCGGCAACTTCGATGGGCTTTCGTTCAAGCAGTTCTTTGATGAAAAATGGCTGAACGCTTCTGTCAGCATGAAATCTATTCAGGAAGCCATTGACGGCAAGATTGAACAGATTGCAAAAGACCTTGCTGTGGTTGATTCTCTGCCGTCATACGCCTTTGAAGCGAGGGAGTGCTATATTGATACGCTTGACCTTGCAAGAGCCGTCAGCGAAGCCCACAGGCTTCAGGAACAGGCTGAAAAGAAGGCGGCATGGGAAGCGGAACAGCAGAAGCGCAAGGAAGAAGCAGCCGCAGCAATCAAGCCAACACCTGTTATGACCGACACCAATGACCAGAGAGACATTGAAAATTTTCCTTCCCGTAAGTGGATCGGCTTTCAGGCGTTTCTTTCCGTGGATGAAGCAAAAGCACTGGGCGCATGGCTCAGAAACAACGGTATCAAGTACAAGGCTATTTGAGAAAGGATGAATGAAAATGGCAGTCAGTAACAGTCTTCAGAGAACATCACAGAAGCGGCTTGGAATCGGCTCTTATCTCACAGGCGATGCAGTCAAGCAGCGTATCAATCAGGTCATCGGCGGCAAGGACGGTCAGCGGTTCATTTCCGCTGTTGTGTCTGCGGTGCAGACGAATCCCGGCCTTCAGGAATGCACAAACCAGTCTATCCTTTCCGCTGCCCTGCTGGGCGAAAGCCTGAAGCTGTCCCCTTCCCCGCAGCTTGGACAGTATTACATGGTTCCCTTCAATGACAGAGAGCGTGGAAAGGTCGCACAGTTCCAGCTTGGCTACAAGGGCTATATTCAGCTTGCTATCCGCTCCGGGCAGTACAAGAAGCTGAACGTCCTTGCAATCAAGGAAGGCGAACTGGTCAAGTTTGATCCGCTGAACGAAGAAATTGAAGTCAAGCTGATTGAGGATGAAGAACAGCGTGAATCGGCTGAAACCATCGGCTATTACGCTATGTTTGAATACACAAACGGGTTCCGCAAGGCTATCTATTGGAGCCGGAAGAAGATGCTTGCCCACGCTGACAAGTACAGTCAGGCATTTTCTAAGGACGGCGGCACAGTCAAAACAAGATACAGAGAAAAGAAAAAGGTATCTTATGCTGATTTCTTAGCTGGAAATTATGATCCGAAAGATGCGTGGATGTACTCTTCTTTCTGGTACAAGGATTTTGACGGAATGGCATATAAAACAATGCTGCGGCAGCTTATCAGCAAGTGGGGCATCATGTCCATTGATATGCAGAGTGCCATTGATGCTGATATGGCTGTCATCAATGAGGATGGGACAAAGGACTACGTTGACAATGATCCTGATGTCATCACCGTTGAACCGATTGAAAAAGCGGAGCCGGAAGCAACTGAAGAAGCTGCTGAAGACGTGGAAGCGGCGCTGTTTGCTGCGGATGGCGAACACGGAAAGGATGCCTAAATGCTAAACAAAATTGTTTTGATGGGTCGATTGACCCGTGATCCTGAACTGCGCCATACGCAGAGCGGAACAGCGGTTGCAAGTTTCAGTTTGGCTGTTGACCGTGATTTCAAGGGGCAGAACGGAGAAAAAGAAACGGACTTTATTGATGTTGTCGCATGGAGAAACACGGGCGAATTCGTCAGCAAGTATTTCAGCAAAGGCCGTATGGCTGTTGTGTCAGGCAGGTTGCAAATCCGTGATTGGACTGATAAGGACGGAAACAAGCGCAGAAGCGCAGAAGTGATTGCTGACAATGTGTATTTTGGAGATTCCAAAAGCAAAGATTCTGGTTCCGTCCAAGACAACTTCAATACATTGAATGAACGTATCAATCAGGAATTCGCAGAAGTCGGAGAAGATGACGGCGAAATTCCGTTCTGAAAGGATGATGCTGAATGAGCAAGTACCTTGGCGAAACATTCAGAATTCCATATCCCAAAAGCAAGGCCGGAAGTAAGAATTGGTCGAAGCAATACGGTGTGAATGCCCCTACTACGCCGGGAAACATTGGAGCGTCAGAAAGCGTGATGCGGAGTTCTGGCACATGATGGTTCGTTCCTGCATGAACAGTCAGGATGTCCGGCGTGAGCCATTCAAGCGGCCTGTCATCATCACCTTCCGCTGGAATGACCGCCTTGACATCGACAATCACGCAATCATGGGAAAAATGATTGTCGATGCAATGAAAGGCCGTGTCATTGAAGATGACAGCAGACGTTGGGTGAAAGGCGTTTGCCACTACTTTCATTCAGAAGACTATATTCTTGTGAATGTTAGAGAGGTTGATAATGCGCAGGGTTGATATAACAGGGCAAAGATTCGGAAGGCTTATTGCATTGGAATACAGCCACACAGACAACGGTAAAAAAGCTGTTTGGCTCTGCAAATGTAACTGTGGGAATATTTGCAGTGTTAGGGCAAAAGATTTGCGGTCTGGAAACACAAAAAGCTGCGGTTGTTATGCGGTTGATGTTGCCAAGGAAGTGAATACAAAGCACGGCGCAAGCAAGACACGGCTTTATAACATTCATTCCATGATGAAAAACAGGTGTTCCAATCCAAGGGACAGCCACTGGGAATGGTATGGTGCAAAAGGTGTCACTGTTTGCAAAGAATGGCAGCGTTTTGAGCCTTTTCGTGATTGGGCTTTGGCAAATGGATACGCAGAAAACCTTGTGATTGACCGAAAAGACAGTTCAAAGGGATATTCCCCTGACAACTGCCAGTGGATTACGCAATCTGAAAACGCTACAAAAGCCAATAATTTACGTTGGCACAGCAACAGTAAAATCACATGATTTGAAAGGAATACATAGGTTCATGGAAACTATCAAGATTCGCTATCTGCGAGACATCCAGAAGATTGAACGGTTCAACATTGGTGACTGGATTGATCTTCGTGCTGCTGAAGATGTCATGATTGACAGCGGTCAATTCAAGCTGATCCCGCTGGGCGTTGCAATGGAGCTTCCACAGGGCTATGAAGCCCTTGTGGCTCCGAGAAGCAGCACCTTCAAGAAGCTGGGCATCATCCTTGCAAACAGCATCGGCATCATTGATGAAAGCTACAAGGGGGATGGCGATGAATGGCACTTCCCTGCTTACGCTGTCAAGGACACATTCATCCACAAGAACGAACGGATTTGCCAGTTCAGAATCATCAAGCATCAGCCCATGATTCACCTGATGGAAGTTGACCATCTGGGCAATGAAGACCGTGGCGGCATCGGAAGCACTGGAAGGATGTGACAGTATGGAACAGTGTTGTGGAACCTGCAAATACCATCACCACGAAAGCATTGATGATGGTTGGGTGTGCGTCAATTCTGACAGCGAATATTGCACGGATTGGACGGAATACGAAGATTCCTGTCCTGAATGGGAAGGGCGTGGCTGACATGGATAATCCCTATTGGGAACGCATTTGCAAGCTTTCAGAGCGTCAGAGGGCAAAGGGTATGGAAACACATACGGCCAAGGGCTTGAAAACAATCCTATGGGCATTGTAGGCCGTCTGACGTACCTTGAAGAAGAACTGGTTGATGCGCTCATGTATTGTGAATGGATCAAGGACAAGCTTGCTGAATTGGAAGGTGAAAAACGTGATTAAGATTGAACATACAGAAGTCCATGGATGGGAACCCGCTATCCGTGGAATGCGGAATCCAATGAATTCATGGGAACTGTCTGACAGCGTACTTTGCAAGGGCAGTGGTGGCTTTGAAGATTGCCGTGTGAGTATCAGCGGCGAATGTCCAAGACATGAAGATTTCCGGGATGATGTGTTCTGCATCGGCGAAAAGGATTTTGACCTGATGAAGCGTCTTCGCAACGCCGGAACTGCTGACCGCAAGTTCATGCGGATGATTACGGTCTATGTTGATTTGACAGCACCGCTGTATTGGTGGAAAGAGTTCAAGACATATCGTGCCGGAAAACGTTTTGGAGATGATGAACCGGACGTTTTCACTATTCCTGAAGACTATTTGGAATACGATATTGAAATGAATTCCTGTTCCACCATGCACAAGATTCACGCAAAGGAATTCACGCTGGATGATTTCAGTTATGAACATCTGATGACTTCCGTTGAAAAAGCAGGAACAGAACTTTTAGATGTTGATGAAGTGGGAACGAATATTTTTGTCACGCCGAAGTCTTTACTGAACATCACCATTGGTTGTCTGAACAACTACCGAAAAATGTATCTTGAAACCAACGACAAAGATTGGTGGTGGCAGATGATTCAGCTTCTTCCCACTTCCTACAACCAGAAGCGGACGGTCATGCTGAACTATGAAGTCCTTGCGAATATGTACAAGAGCCGGAAGAATCACAAGCTGGATGAATGGCGTGATTTCTGCCATTGGATTGAATCGCTTCCCTATTCGGAACTGATTACTTGTGAAAAGGAGAATGAAAAATGAAACAGAATAAGGTCAGCAATCAGGCCGTGGATCACAAGTCTACGAAGAATCCTACCACCAACTATCCGAAGGACGGTCACAAGGCGTTCTGCAAGCGGTGTTTGGGCTACAACGGCGGTTGTCCTGTGACTGGTACTTCCGTTCCTTCCAGACGCTGCGACATCTAATTAAACAGGACACCTGCCCTGCTACGGTGGGGCAGGTTCCACCAAACATAAGAAAGGGTGATACGATGAACGATTTGAAGCCTACAACCAAAATCGTAAAAGCCATTCTGGAAAATGACACAAGAGCCAGAAACAATGACGGTTATCTTTACATCAAGGTTTTGGAAGTCCGTGGAGCGCAGGACGGTGTTGACTACATTTCCCTTCCGGTGAAGGACTTCCTGCCTTACGTCAATTCTATGGGCGTTCCGAACGCTGAGACCGTCAGACGGACACGGCAGAAGGTTCAGCAGCATCATCCTGAACTTGCCGCCTGTGACAACGTGAAGGGGCTTCGGATGATAAACGAAACGGAGTTCCGGCAGTATTCAAGGGGTGAAGTCTGATGGCTTTGTCAGAATTCGTTGTTCCGTATGAATCAAAGACAAATATTTGCTTTGACTGCGACAAGGCGTGTGGCGGTTGTTCGTGGTCTGAAATTGATCCGGCAACAGACAGGCCAAGATTTGCACCTGTTCCCGGATGGACGGCAGAAAAAATCATGCTGAATGTCGGAGCTGCTAAAAATCAGAAAAGATTTCTGCAAACCTACCACATCACCGCTTGTCCTGAATATGTCGGCGGGGGTGGTAAGAATGGCTGATGTAAAATGGATCAAGATCACAACCGATATGTTCGACAACAGGAAAATCAAACACCTTCGGCGGCTTCCTGACGGCAACAGCATTGTCCTGATATGGGTAATGCTTCTGACACTGGCTGGACGTTGCAATTCAGGCGGCATGATTTTTTTGACAGAGAACATTCCGTACACGCCCAAAATGCTTGCTGATGAACTGGACTTTGAAGAATCCACGGTACAGCTTGCCCTAAATGTACTTGAACAGCTTGGCATGATCCAGACCAACAGCAATGGTTTTCTTGCTGTAACTGGGTGGACAGAGCATCAGAACATTGAGGGCATGGAAAGAATCCGTGAGCAAACAAGAAAAAGGGTTCAGAAGCATAGAGCAGAACAGAAGCTTTTACAAGGTAACGTTACTGGTAACGTTACAGAAACGCAGAGTAACGCAATAGATATAGAAGAAGATAAAGAATTAGAAAAAGAAGAATTACCTAAAGGTAATTCTAAGAAGCCAATCAAGCACAAGCACGGCGAATACAACAATGTTCTGCTGACTGATGATGAACTGGACAAGCTGAAAAACGAATATCCTGACTGGCAAGAACGCATTGAACGCCTATCATCTTACGTTGCATCAACCGGGAAGTCCTATAAGAGCCACTATGCGACAATTCGGAACTGGGCAAGGAAGGATCAGACTGCACAGCCAACCAGACAGCAGCAGACTTATCACAAGCAGACAAAAGCTGAAGAACTGGATGATTTCTACAAGATGGCTGCGGAATGGAGTGAATCATGAATTATCCTTGTAAAGACTGCGCTGACAGAACCGTTGGATGTCACAGCACTTGCAAGAAATATCTTTCCGTGAAAAGTGCTTATAAGACTGAAACCAGCATAATCAACAAGGCAAAAACGGAACAAGATGATTTCGATGATTACAAAGTAAGGGCTGTTACAGCAACAAAGAAAAAAACTTGGTCAAAAAGGGGGTGGAAGTAATGGACAAACGTGAATTCGGCCTGTTCGCTTCTGCAATCCGTACATATTACCCACGTGAACAAATTCTTCCAAACAAGGAAGCAATGGAACTGTGGTTCCGTGAACTGCAAGACATCCCCTTCCCTGTTGCTGAAGCTTCACTGCGGAAATGGGTGTCTACAAACAAATGGTCACCTTCCATTGCAGACATCCGGGAACTGTCTGCCAACGTTCAGAACGGTGACATTCCTGATTGGGGTGAAGGCTGGGAAGAAGTTCAGAGGGCAATCAGAAAGCACGGTATGTATAACGTGAAAGGCGCTATGGACAGCTTCACACCGTTGACAAGGCAGGTTGTTGAACGGCTTGGCTTTAGGAATATTTGCGTTTCTGAAAATCCGATGGCGGAACGGGCAAACTTCCGGCAGTGCTATGAAATCCTTGCTAAACGTGAACAGACACGGCAGCAGGTAGCACTTCCATTGCAAGATACGATCAAGCAGCTTCAGAGCGGCTTCATGATGATTGGTGATGGGGGTGAAAACTGATGACTGAATTGAAACCGTGCCCGTTCTGCGGAAGCCCTGCCGAACTCGTTAAAAGCGGAAGTGGCTGGTATGTGGAATGTACCAGTAGAAATCCGGCAGTGTGCCGTTGTTATCCGTGGACAGGCTACTTTGATATACCGCTTTACGCAATCGAAGCATGGAACAGGAGGGCTGACCATGGATGAATACATTAAGCGAGAAGCAGCGCTCAATTTATTTTCAGGAGAGCCGCTGAGAATACATTACCCAGACTGGTATGCGAAAAAAATCAAAGCACTTCCCACCGCTGACGTGGCCCCGGTGGTGCATGGGCGATGGGATGATTCCGGGAGATATACGTTCCCGGGTGGTTCCACAGCCGTCAGGTGTACCAACTGCGGCTGCGCACTGACAGAGAGCGAATATCACCTGAACAACTGGAATTACTGTCCTGTATGCGGGGCCAAGATGGACGGAGTGGTGTGATGCTTGAAGAACTGTGTCGAAATTCTTTTTATACAGCTTGCTGTAAAGAAAAGAACTTGGATGGCCTTGTATATTTGAAAGGACACCCTAAACCTGAACGCCCATTGAAGGACTTTCAGATTGACAACTATTTACGTCAAGACTGGGGATTTATACCGATAAATTTGTTTTGCGGCAGAGGTCAACGGATAAAAAGCACACGAAGAATGGCATGGGTTTGGTTCAATGAACATGAAAATCAAATTAGGGATGCCTATTTAGAAAAGAAATATGGCGGTGACATTAAACTTGCCATGATTTCTACCGGGAATTTTATCACGCTATTTGATGAATTCAAAGGCTATTTTGCGGAAAGGAAAAAGGTTTTCATGAAAAAGGCGGAACAGGCAATGACAATTCAAAAAGCAGAATTGTCAAAACGAAGCAAATCCCCGCAAAGTCACGGTGGCGTTGCAAATCTGCTGAAAGTGTTGACAAAAACAATGCAAGAGCAGGGAAGCAGCATTTATTCCATTGCAAAAGTGCAGTATGCGGTTTGTATGCAAGCAGGAATTTATATTCCTGATGAATTCCTGACTGATGTATTGGTGGCACAGGAGATTATGGACGGAGGTGCTGAATGAAACTTAGGGAGTTTAATTTCAACAGCTTGAAGAATCCTTTTACGCCAACGACCTTATGTGTTAAAGACGGCGGCAAATCGTATGAGGGTCTGTCTATTGGCAATACGCTCCGTATGCTCCCAGTCACGCTTGCTGACAGAGAAATCAAGGAAACACGATGGTTTTTTAATACGTTTGTGATTGAGTTAGAAGAAAGCGGAGGTGCTGACTGATGGTAAAATTTTTTCTCAGCGTAGGCATTGTGGTGTGCGGATTAGGCGGAACGATTCTTACCGTTGCCATTGTTTGCTTTTGCGCATGGTTGGCAGTTCTTGCGTGGATGGCTTTCAGCAATAAATTCCGTTCCATTTGCAAGGCGGAAAGTATGATTTTTGAATACAAAAAGTATCGCAAGCAGTTTATGAAATGGATGCAGGATGTCAAACGAAAGGAGAACGAAAATGTATAACGAAGGAACCTGCTGTGCAACGAATGGCTGTGCAACGAATGATTGTGTCCTTGTTCCCGGTGACAGTATGAAGCAGACAATCATGATCCTGCACGATGAAGCAAAGAAAACCCGTGAACTTGCTTTTGAAATCCTGTCAAATTTGTTTGGCGGTAAACCGCCTGAAATTAAGGAAGGTGAACTGAATTGCGCACAGGATGTTTTGAACGAATGCCGGAGTATTCAGGAACAGAACGTTGCAATCCTGAATGATATTCTGCGTGGAATCAATGGGTGATGTCAAATGAAATTGGTTGCTGTGAATTATCAACAGCGCAGACTTCAATTTTTCAGGGAACAGCTTGCAGCGGCTCAAAGGCGGCTGAAATGGGCGGTGGCCCATGACAGAAACTATATTGAACTGGAAGATGATGGTGAAATCGTCAGCTTCTATGAATGGGCTGCGCAGATGGCTGAAAAGGAGTGTGGCGAAAATGGCTAAACAATCCGGCATGATTGCCTTTGCGGAACAGTATGCAAAGAACAAAGTGGAAACCGCACAACTGCTGATGATTCAGTACATGGCTGATACGCTTCAAATGACCCTGCATCAAACAGAGGGATGGGGCTATGATCGGATCATGCGCTTGTGTGCAGCATGGAAAGAAACCCGGCAAGAGTACAGTGCAGCTATTGATCCCAGTAATCCAGAAGCGGACGTGTATCAAGAGCATATGGACAGAGTGCTTGCAGAGATTATCAACGGCAAACAGGAATTGTTCCCATTCAGTCAGAGATACCCGGAACTGAAAAAAATCAAGTATGGGAAACGGTAAGGTGGAACATCCGATGCAAGGAAAACTGGATGAACAAGATTATGAACTTATTCTTGCCTACGCTGACCACAACATGAATTTAACACAGACAGGAAAGGTCATGTTCATGCACTATAATTCTATCAGGTACAGATTTGATGTGGTTCGGCGTAAAACTGGACTTGATCCGCAAAAGTTTTATGATCTGGTGGAACTGGTAAAAATGGCGAAGTCCGACTTGAATTCGTGCAATGGGGGTGAAACCAATGGAAGCTGAAAAAAGCAATGCTGCAAAGGACTTTCTGAAGCAAGTCAGGCTGTGTGACATCCACATCAAGAACAAGCTGGAAGAAAAGGCACGTCTGCAAGCACTGGCCTTGAAGATCACTTCTTCCCTATCCGCCGAACACGTTTCTGGTTCCGGCAATCAGGACAAGATGGGTGATGCTGTTGCAAAGATTATTGATCTGGACAATGAAATTGACAAGTCTGTGGATGAATATGTTGAAAAGAAAAAAGAGGTCATCGCAGTTCTTGAAAAGATTCAAAATCCAGATCAGCTTGATATTCTCTATAAGCGATACATACAGTATGAATCATTTGAACAGATTTCAAGTGAAATGAGTATGTCTTACAGAAACGTATGCAATATTCATGGTAAGGCATTACACACCGTAAATGAACTACTAAAAAATGAAAGTGTGCAGTAAATTTCATAGAATTTCATATTGAATCTGTGATATTGTTATACTGACATAATAAGAAAGCCTGATAGGGTACTTCCCTATTGGGCTTTTTCTATGCTTGTGTCATGAGTGTCATACAAAACAGCACTTGCACGATCCGTCATATCACATGATGGCTGCAAAAAAGTACGAATAGCGAAAGGCGGTGAATGACTTGGCATTATCAGTCAAACAGGAAAAGTTCTGCCTTGAATATGCCAAGTCAGGAAACCAAAGACAGGCATATTTGAAAGCAGGATATAAATGCAAGAATGAAGCGTCAGCAGATGCAAGTGCAAGTCAATTATTAAGAAATCCTAAGGTAAAAGAAAGACTTGCTGAATTGGCAGAAGAAATCAAGAACGCTTCCATTGCCGATGTGACAGAAATGCAGCAAGCGTTGACAAACATTATCCGTCAGCAGATGGATGAAGAAGTTATTGTTGTTGAATCTGTTGGCGATTTTATGTCTGAAGCAAGAACAATGAACAAAAAGCCTGCAATCAAAGATGTTATCAGTGCAATCAATACGCTTGGGAAAATGCAGGGCTTGTTTGTTGACAAGGTGCAGCAGGAAGTTGATATGGATTTGAACATCACTGTTGATTACGGGGATGATGACGAATGAACATCAAGGTTCAGGCAAATCCATGCTTCAAAGAGGTTGACCGAAGCAAGAAACGCTATATCGTGATGAAAGGGTCGGCAGGTAGCGGAAAATCCGTTGACACGGCGCAGAACTACATTCTGCGGCTGATGCGTGACAGGGGCAGGAACCTTGTTTGCATCCGCAAATCCGACATTACAAACCGTGACAGCACCTTTGCTGAACTGACAGGCGCTATTTACCGGATGTTTGGCGATAAGGCGGAACGGTATTGGAGAATCACACAAAGCCCGCTGAAGCTGACCTGCAAAGCCAATGGCAACCAGATCATATTCCGTGGAATGAACGATGACAAGCAGCGTGAAAAGCTGAAGTCCATCACCTTCCAGAAAGGCAAGCTGACGGACGTGTGGTGCGAGGAAGCAACAGAGCTGACACAGGCTGACCTTGAAATCATTGATGACCGTCTGCGTGGTGAACTGCCTGACGGACAATTCTATCAGATCAGATTGACTTTCAATCCGGTGAATAAGAACCACTGGATCAAGAAAGTTTTTTTTGACATTCCAGATGACAATGTTTTGACACACCATTCCACCTACCTGATGAACCGCTTCATTGATGATGCGTACAGAAAGCGCATGGAGCGGCGTAAGACGGTTGATCCTGAAGGCTATCAGATATACGGCCTTGGAGAATGGGGCGAAATTGGCGGTCTGATTCTCCACAACTGGGAAGTCAAAGAGATTTCACAGAATCCGGAAGACTATGACGATTTTGCAAACGGTCAGGACTTCGGCTTCAACCACGCAAACGTCATCCTTCCCGTTGGTATCAAGGACGATGACCTGTATATCACGAAGGAACTGTATGAATTCGAGAAGGACACCAATGAACTGATTCAGCTTGCGGATCGGTTAGGGATCGACCGCAGAAAACAGATGTGGTGTGATTCCGCAGAGCCGGACAGAATCAAGATGTGGATGAAAGCAGGGTTCCGTGCCTGCGGCGTGGACAAGGGCGGTTCTGCTGGTTCTGTGAAGGCTCAGATAGACTGGCTAAAGCAGCGGAAGATATACGTCCACCCTTCCTGCGTAAATACCATCAAGGAATTGCAGCAGTGGAAATGGAAGAAGGATGAAAGAACCGGGGAATACCTGGATGAACCTGTTCCCTTTCAGGATGATGCAATGGCGGCGCTTCGCTATTCCGTTGAGGGATGGAGAAAGCGACCGAAAGCAAAGGCAGTCAAAAGGATATGGTAAAGCTATGTGTTCCCATCAGTTCATCAAAATAAACGATGTGTCAGTTTGCAAACGATGTGGGCTGACATTTTCTTTTGACGGAAAAGTTATGTTTGACAGACGTTTTGTTAATATCAACAAAACGTCAAGGAAGAAACGGGGGAAAAGAAATGCCCAGAAGCGAATATGAGTTGTACCCTGATTTTCAGGCGGAAATTGATGAAATTGACCGTGTGGGAATCAGTGATGCACTTCTGAATAAGATCATTGACAAGCACGCCGCAAACAGAATGTACAACTGGAACCTGCACAAGCGGTATGAGGTGCTTGACGGTGAAGTTCCTATCTTCCAGCGGATTCCACGGTTTGACGAAGAAAACCCGGTCAACAACAAAGTCAACAATGATTTCTTCGGTGAGATCGTGGACTTCAAGACGGGCTATTTCGCCGGAAAGCCTGCTGTTTATAGCTATGCTGACACAGTGGAAAGCAAGGAAGACACGGGCGGTGAGGAAGCCAGAGACGAAGCCAGCAAGGCGCTTTCTGATTTCGTGGCACGGAACAATATGTATGATGTGGATATGGACATCACGAAGTTCGCTGCTATCGCCGGATATGCCGGACGGATGTTCTACCATGACACAGACGGCAATGAACGCTGTATGGCTCTTCCCTCTTATGAAACCATTGTGCTTTCGGAAACAAGCATCATGGAACCGAAATACGGCATCCGCTACTATAAGACGCTTGGACTGGGCGGAGAAGAAATCTGGAAGGCTGAATTCGATGACGGAAAAACCATCCGCTTCTATGAGGGCTGCGCTGGCAGTCTGACGGAGAAGCCGGAAAAGGCTATTCCAAACCTGTTCGGCTTTTGCGCCATTCAGGGTATTCCCAATAACTCTGAAATGCTGGGCGATGTGGAAAAGGTCATGGAACTGATTGATGCCTATGACCGTACCGTGTCCGATGAAAACAATGAGATAGACAGCTTTGCAAATGCTTATATGGCGTTTGAGAACATCGACATGAGCGATGAAGAAATCCGCAGAGGTCAGCGTACAGGCGCTTTCCAGTATTTCAGCAACGGCAATCAGCCGGGAAGCATCCACTTCATCACGAAGGACATCAATGACGCTTTCGTGGAGCATCATCTTGACCGTCTGGAAGAAAACATTTACCGCTTCAGTAAAACGCCGAACATGGCGGATGAAAATTTCAGCCAGAACGCAAGCGGCGTGGCTATGAAGTTCAAGCTGACTGGCCTTGAAGCAAAATGCGGTATGTTCCAAGCGAAGATGATTACAGCTGGCGTGTATATGTTCAAGCTGCTTGCTGGCTGCTGGGCAAAGAAGCGTATCCCATGTGATCCGCTTCAGTGCTATATCACATTCAAGCGGAACTTCCCTGTTGACCTTCAGAATGAAGCACAGGCGGTATCTGCTATCATCAGTTCCGGTATGCCGAAACGGATTGCCTTCAGCCAGTATTCTTTCGTGGATGACGTGGAAGAAGTCATGCAGCTGATCGAGGAAGAAAAGGACGATATTCCGAACCTTTACACGGATACAAAAGAGGATCAGGAAGACGAACAGGATAAGGACAAGAAACCGCCTGAAGGCTCTGAGGATGAAGAAGACGTTGAAGAATAACGCTTCTTCACGATTGGAGGTGCGCAATGGCGAAAGATTACCAGTATTACTTTTCACAGCTTCGCCGGATTGAGGATCACAGAGAGCAGCAGGCCGAAAAGGAGATTAGGAAGCTTTACCGAAAGATTCTGAAGGAAACACGGCAGTTTGTTGCTGAAGAATACTATCAGCTTGCGGAAGACGGAAAGCTGACCTTTGAAATCCTGCGGTCAAAGAGTATGGACGCACGGTTCTTGCAAGAGGTTGAGGAACGGCTTGGAGATTTGTCCATTGACGTTTCCAGAGAGATCAAGCGGACTGTTGAGGAAATGTACCAGCTATCCTATGACGGGCTTAGAAACGCTGTGGAGAAAGGAAAGGACAGCAAGGAACTGCAAGCCTTCTTCCAAGGCATTGACACTGCGACAGCGCAAACGGCATGGGCCAGTGTGGACAACACCATCATGGACGTTGCGCTGGAAAAGAACCACAAGAATATCATCTGGGACATCAAGCGTGAGGTTGCAACGGCTCTGACGGTGGGTGATCGGTTTGACACGATGGCTGACCGCATTGCCGGGAAGCTGAACGGCAATTACAAGAAAGCAATCCTGATTGCACGAACCGAAGTCGGACGTGTGCGGGAAGCCGGACACCTTGCTTCCGCAAAGAATCTCAATGATGCGCTGCAAGAAGGTTCGTCCGGTATGCGGATGGTGAAAAAGTGGATGACCATGCGGGACGGCAGCGTTCGTGATACCCATTCCCGCATGAATGGCGTGATCGTGGAAATGGACGATGCGTTTGAACTGCCAAGCGGCGTGAAGACGATGGCTCCGAAGCAGAGCGGCGTTGCAAGTGAGGATTGTAACTGCCGCTGCTATGTCAGCTATCAGCTGATGGACGATGAAGAGTTCTTCAGGGCAACTGGGAAGCATTTCAAAAGGATGGGTCAAAGTTCTGGGGATGAAGCATCTTCGACAGTGGACAGCGCAAATGTTGTGGGGCAGGTTGATTTTTCCCGTGAAGATTTAGTTATCAATAAAATAAACACCGCCCAGCGTGAATTTGCCGACTTGAAGCATGAAGAGAACATCACCATCACCACTGATGGACGAATTTGGCATATCAAAGGGAAAGCTGGAAGCGTGAATCCATGGTCTGTCAATGAATCTGGTGGAAATCTAGTTGGGGCGTATTCGTATCATAATCATCCTGCGGGAAAGACATGGTATTCCTTTAGCAAAGAGGATGTGCGATATTTCCTTGCTGCAAAACAAGCATACAGCAAGGCGGCAGATGACGTATATGAATATGTAATGCGCAGAACAAAAAATACAATTGACGTTGATCCTGAAGCCGCCTATAATCGCTTCAAAGAGATTTATTCCACAACAGTTTCTGAATTGGCGTGGGATGAAAAGATCGACATGGATTTGGACGGGTATCATGAGACTATGAAAATTCTAAGTAAGGAATTCAAGTTCTTGTACGAAAGGCGGAAACTCAATGGCGGCAAATAAGAATCATCCGAGATACACCGAATACATAGAAAAGTGCAAGGCATTGAGGGACGATCTTGTTAAGCGTGAGGATAAAACGCAAAGCGATATTTACTCCGGTCAGGACAATTCGGAAACATTTGCGCTGCACAAGGATTACTTAGAAAAATTAAGGAAACTCAAAAAAGAATACAGTTTTCTTTTTGACCCGGCTTAAAGGCTGGGTTTTTTCATGCGCAAATATGGTGAGCGTCACACCTATTTCTGGGTGTGTGGGTTGAAATATGTCAAAAATTAAGAAAGGACTGAGAAAATGTCTGTTAAAAGTGTAAAAGCAACCATCAACGGACAGGAATACACGCTGACGCTGAACAGCAGCACAGGCAAGTATGAAGCGACTGTGACAGCACCCAGCAAATCTTCCTTCACAAAGAGCGGCGGCTATTATCCGGTAGCAGTGACGGCGGAGGATGATGCTGGAAACATCACAACGGTTGATTCGTCCGATGCTACGCTGGGCGAACAGCTGCGGTTAGTTGTCAAAGAGAAGGTTGCGCCTGTCATCGCAATCACCTATCCCACCGCAAGCGCCTATATCACCAGTAATAAGCCGACAATCAAATGGAAGGTCACGGACGATGATTCCGGCGTGAATTCCAGCACCATCAGCGTCAAGATTGACGGCAACACGGCAATCACAAGCGGGATCACGAAAAATGCTGTCACGGGCGGCTATGAATGCGAGTATACGCCTTCTTCTGCCCTTTCGGACGGTCAGCACACCGTTCTGTTCAACGCAAAGGATAATGATGGCAATGCTGCTGTTCAGAAGAGCGTTACCTTCACCGTTGATACCGTTGCACCTACTCTGACGGTTTCCAGTCCGGCGAACAACAGTGTTACCAACACGGCTTCCTGCACGGTTTCCGGTAAAACCAACGATGCAACGTCCAGCCCTGTTACCGTCACTGTGAATGGCAAGTCCGTCACGGTCGGTACAAATGGCGCATTCAGCACAACCATCACGCTGAATGAGGGTGACAACACCATCACCGTTGTTGCTACGGATGCCGCTGGAAAATCTACCACTGTTACAAGAACCGTCACGCTGGATACCGGAGCGCCTGAGTTCGTATCCGTCACGATCACGCCTAATCCTGTGGACGCTGGAAATACCTACGTCATTTCCGTGTCCGTCAATGATGACTGATGGTAACAAGAGTATGGGGGAAGGCCGATTCTTTTGAATTGGTCTTCTCCCCTTCCGGTGATTCATGGCGTTCGTGGGAAGCAAAGGTTCCGGCTGATTTGCAAGACGGAAAGTACATCGTTGAACTGTACTGTGAAGACGATGGCGGGAACATGGCGTTCTGGACTGGCATTCTGTACCTAAACAACAGTGCAAACGTCAAGGTTCGCATTGTTGCGGACAAAATCAAAGTGTGGCTTGAAGCGGACATGGGAGCAAGACTGCAAGATGACTGGAATGTGTGGCTTGAAGAGGAACGGATCAAGCTGAACGTGACCTGCATGGAGTATGTGCGCAGGGGGTGATTGCTATTTTACAGCGTGATTTTATTCTGGGCGAAAAGAAGTACATCAAGTTCAGGGCTACGTCCTGCGATAATCTGCCTGTGGTCATCACCGGGGCAAAGTATGAACTGTATGCGGATGATGTCACATTCGACAAAGGAAGCTGCATCGTGGACGGAAATGAATTCATGGCACTGATTGAGCCTGCCGCAGTCGGAGATTATACGCTGGAAGTGGAATACACGGTAGCCCCTGAAACACGAAAGGTCAGGGTGGCTATTCATGTCACTTAATCTGAAAGCGGCAGCACTGACACCCAGCACGGTCTATACTGGCGGACAGTTCATCATCAGCATCGAAGTCTATGACGATGCGTTTGAATTCGACCAGTATCACACCGAATACAACGAACATCAAGGCTTTGCCGACAGCAATCAGACGATGGGCGGCAAAATGCAATAGGAATATTCAACGTGGGCTGCAAGGCTTCTATTCGGCGGTGTGTGCGCCGTGGAGCGGCTTTGCGGAACTCAGAATATAAATCTGTGGGCTATGGCGGAAAGGCCGTAGAACTCAAATATGGAGGTTTTATCAATGACAATCGAAGAACTGAAGAAGCTGCTGGAAGACGGCAAGATCACGAAGGAGCAGTTCAAGACCATGGCGCTTGCGATTGACCCGGACTTCAAGGAGGATGATCCCAATCCTGACCCTGATAAGGACAAGGACAAGAAGCCGGACATCGAAAAGCTGATTCAGCAGGCCGTTGACCGGGCAACAAACAAGCTGGGCAACGATAACAAGCGCCTGCGGGAAGAACTGGACACCATCAAGAAGGAAAAGCTGACTGCGGAAGAACGGGCTGAACTGGAACGGAAGCAGGAGCGGGAACAGTTTGAACAGGAACGGGCTGAATTCCAGAAGGAGAAGAACAAGCTCTACGCTGTCAAAGCAATCAAGGCTGCTGGACTGGACGATGGAAGTGACAAGGCACTGGAACTTGTGAACTTTGTTATGGGTTCGGACGAAAAGGAAATTGATTCCCGTGTGAAAGCCTTCGGTGATCTGGTGAAAAAGTTTGTCGCATCGGAAGTTGATAAGACCTTCAAGGAAGCCGGACGCAATCCGGGCAAAGGCAGTTCCGGCAGCGATGAAAAGAACCCTTACACCAAAGAGCATTTCAATCTGACGGAACAAATGAAGCTGGAAGCCACTGACCCGGAAAAGGCAAAACGGCTTCAGGCGGCGGCGCTTGCCGCAAAATAAGAACAAAGACACCTGAAAGGGTGTCTATTTTTATGCGAAAATGGAGGTTTTAACAAATGGCTGATTACACTACTTACAGCAATATGCAGATTGTACCGTCCAAGTTTACGGCCTACACTCTGGATCGTACCACTGCCCTGTCCGCTCTGGTTCGCAGCGGCATTGCAACCGCAGACGGCGTTGTGGCACAGCTTATCAACGGCACTCCGCAGGGCGGACGCTTCATCACCATGCCGCATTTCGATGCGCTGGAAGGTGATGACGATGTGTTCTCTGAGAGCGATGCCAGCGTGAGCAAGATTACCACTGGTTCCTGCAACGCCACCCTGCTGATGCGTCAGAAGGCGTGGGGCGCAACCGACCTGTCCCGTGTGCTTGGCGGCTCTGATCCCATGGCGGCTATCGGCAATCTGGTGGCTGACTGGTGGCTGGAAAAGGAGCAGGCAATTTACCTGTCCATCCTGAAGGGCATCCTTGATCCAACCAGCGGTGCGCTGAAGAACCATGTGAACGACATTTCTTCCGGTGACGGCAATGCCGCCAAGATTTCTGTGGGTGCAGCTCTGGACACGAAGCAGGCCCTTGGCGATCACGCTTCTTCTCTGGGCATGGTGTTTATGCACAGTGCTGTTTACACTGCCCTTCAGAAGAATCAGGACATCGCAACTGAGTATGACGCAACTCTTCAGATTCAGATTCAGACCTATCTGGGCTACCGTGTGGTGGTGGATGACGATATGCCTTATATCGCCTATACCGAAGCACAGTCTTCCGCTTCCGGCGCTATTGCAGTCACTACCGCCAATATCGGTGAGATTCAGCCCCATTGCAAGGCTACTCTGACCGCTGGCACGTCCTATGTGACGAAGGATGCTTCCATCACCTACACCACCTATTTCCTTGGCTCCGGCGCTCTAATCCGTCAGGACGGCACTCCCGCTGGCTTTATCAGCACCGAAACTGACCGTGACAAGCTGGGTGCGAAGGATTACCTGATTAACCGCCGCTGCATGGTGATTCATCCCCGTGGCCTGAGTTGGAATGTGAACGCTACCTATCCCGATGGCATCTACTATCCGACCAACGCCATGCTTGCCGCTCCCGGCAACTGGTCTTTGATTACCAACCACAAGAAGGTTCCCGTTGCCGCTCTGGTTCACAAGATTTGACCATTTTCGTGACATCACGAAAATGATAGAAAGGAGGGCAAGAAATGTCCGCTACATTCTGGAATATGCGGAGACGGGCGGCGGCACAGAAAGCACAGCAGGAACAGGCCGCTGAAAAGCCTGTGGAAGCAACTGAGGAACAGGCCGCTGAAAAGCCTGTGGAAAAGCCGAAGAGGGGCAGGGTGAAGAAGGATGACGTATAACCTGACGGGGCTTCCTGTGAACACCAGTGACAGTGAAACCCTGATGATGGTTGAAGCCGCTCTTTCTTGGATCAAGGAGAACACAACCCTTGAAATTGATCCGGAACAGGAATTGCCCTCAAACGTGAAGCTGTTCACCGTCAAGTTCTGCGACCTGATGAGCCAGACTTCCGGCGTTGCAAGTGAAAGCCTTGGAGGAATGAGCCAGTCCTTTACCACTGGTGGGACTGGCTTCTTTCTGGCTGATTTGGCATCGCAGTTGTTTGGCTCTGCCTACAAGGGCAGAAACCGCTTTGTGACGGCGAAAAGCAGGTGGAAGTGATGGGCTTCCAAACGAAGACCAAAGTTGACCTGACAAAGCAGATGGAACAGGCAGCAAAGAGCCTTGACGGAATCAGCGTGGAGGTTGGCGTTATCAAGGGAGAACATCAATGGTTGGCTGGTATTCATGAGTATGGATGCACCATCCCTGTTACGCCGAAAATGAGGGCGTACCTGCACAGGATCGGCGTTCACCTGAAGAAGACTACCACACAAATTGTGATCCCGGAACGCTCTTTCCTGCGAACGGGATATGACGTGAACCGGGAAGATGCGCTGCGTAAGGCGGAACGGCTGCTACCGGACGTTCTGGACGGGAAGCTGTCAGCGGAACAATACTTTGAAACGGTTGGAACGCAGGTGCGGGAATACATCAAGGACTATGCTACTGCGTTAAGTGATCCACCGAAGAAGGACTGGCCCACCCGTGACCCGGCGAAAACCAATCCGCTTGCCATATCCGGCAATATGATAAACGGCATTGAATACGAGGTGAAAAGATGAAACTGTATAACTTCACACGGCTGATCCGCAAATACAGCGTCACTTTTTGCCTGCATCGGAAACAGGGCGGATATGTTGCCGGAAAATGGGAAGATGGCGGCGAAGCCGTAAAGGAAATGCGTGGCGCTATCGTGCCGATGTCTGAGCGTAAAATCTACGATTCAGGCGGAACATACACCACACAAGACCGGGAACTGTACCTGACAGAGCCGCTCCACGGCGATTTGAGCGAATATCAGGTGATATACAAAGGAAACACCTACACCGTGGAGGAACAGCGGGATTTTGAGGATTACGCAGACGTGGCGGTATACACGCTGAAGTATGTAAGCAAGGCGGTGAACGAACATGATTGATTATCGAAAGAATGAAATCGTGATCGTGGAAAAACTGAAAGCTTATCTCAGCACGGATGTCCGTCCATGTGAGGTGATCCGGCAGAACCAGACGGTGAAAGTTCCCCCCTATCCGTATGTTTCATACACGGTGACTTCTCCCCTGTCCGCTATGGCTGGAACGTATTCCGAAGCGAAGGACGGAACGCTGTATCGAAACATCATGCAGACATGGAGCTTCACGGCGCAGTCTGACGATCAGGAAGAAGCGATGACCGTTGCCATGAAGATATATGACTTCTTCACGGCAAAGGGGCTGACGGCTCTTGCAGACAACGGCATTGCTGTCCGGCGTGTGCGGGATGTGACCACACGGGACAATCTGCTGTCCATCCAATACGAATATCGAAACGGGCTGGACGTGACGTTCGGCCTATTGTATGAGATTGCTCCCGATAAACACTCGGAAGTGATTGAATCCAACACATTTAAGGAGGAATAAACTGTGGCAAATGATGTGAAAGTTGTCATTGAACTGAAGAAAGCCGCTCCAAGGGCTGGCTTCGGCTACCCGCTGATTTTTGCGGGAAAGCAGCAGGCTGCTGTTGCTTACAAGGAAGTTGGCTCCATTGAGGAAGTCAAGACCGCTGGCTTTGCTGAAACCACGCCTGTTTACAAGGCGGCACAGCTGCTGTTCATGCAGAATGATGCTCCCGCCAAGATTGCCGTATGCAGCAGCACGGACACGACTGTTGCGGCTCTGCCCGGTATTCTGGGCGAAGGCTGGCGGCAGCTGATTGTTGTCAGCCTTGGAACGGAAGGCGAAAGCAAGGTGGACGCTATTTCCGACTATATTGAAGGCTGCGGCAAGCCTGCCATGTTCTTTACCCATGTGAACCCGGCTGACGATGCAACGGAGATCACCGCCATGGAAGGCAATGACAGAACCGTTGCAATCGCCTATGAATCTTCTGACACCGCCTGCCCTGAAGCGGCTCTGGTTGGCGCTACCGCTGGCTTGGACGTGGGCGGCTTCACCTATAAGAACATCATTCTGAAGGGTGTGACCGCACAGGGCTACACGGACAGCGAGGTGGAAACCCAGCACGGCAAGGGCGTTATCACCATTCTGAAGAAGGCTGGTTCCATCGTGACTTCAGAGGGGATCACGCTGTCCAAGGAATACGCTGACATTGTGGACTGCAAGGATTACATCATTCAGCAGATCGAGTATCAGTGCCAGTACCTTCTGAACCGTGTGCCGAAGCTGCCCTATGACAACCGGGGCATTGCGTCTCTGGAAGGCGTTGTGGTGTCTGTGCTGATGGACGCTGCCAACAATGACATGATCGCTGTCACTGATGATGGCGATTATGACTACAGCGTGGACTTCGGCGGACGCTCTGAGTGTGCCGCTTCCGACATTTCCACCCGGCACTATGCGGAAGGTCAGTTTGAATTCACCCTTGCGGGAGCCATTCACACGGCGAAGATCAAGGGTTCTATCATTGCGTAAGGGAGGATAAATGAATGTATACCTATAATCCCAAAGATACCACCGTCACCATTGACGGCGTGTTCCTGACTGGCATGGGAGAAGACATGATCGAATTTGAATTCGATGAGGAACGCTTCTCTGCTGCCGTGGGCGCACAGGGCGATGTGGTGGTGAACGAAACCAACAACAAACTTGCTACCATGACCGTGACCATTCAGGCATCTTCTCCCCAGTACAAGATGTGTCTGGACTATGCCAAGAAGGGCACGATCTTCCCCGTATGGGGCGTAAACAAGTCCATCGGTGAGCGGTTCGGCGGCACGAAGGCCAGATTCAAGAACCCCGCTTCCCCCAACTACGGTACGGAGCTGGAAGACCGGGAATTTGAAATTCAGGTGTTTGACGGCTGTCACGAAAGCTGCTGACAAATCAAAAATGGGGGGCGGTTTTTGACCGCTCCCCTTCTCATTACATAGGAGGATGACATCATGGCAAACAAAAAATTTTACACAGTGGAAAAAGAAATCAACGGCAAGAAATATGTCGCACAGTTCAACGGCATTTCCGCCGCTATTGAAGCGGTTGACAACAGCTATATTGACGGCAGCAGCAACGTCAGCATGACGAAGCTTTCCAAGTACATTCTTGATAACGTCATCGTGGAGCCGAAGGGTTTGACCGCTGATGACTTTGACACCATGGATGAATTCAGCGATGTGATCTCTTGGGCAAGAGAAGTGATGCAGGGAGACTTTCGAGACAAGGCGAACGAAGCAAAGTCTAAATAAACGAGTAAGAGAAAACTGGGCGTGTTGGCGCTTGATCCTGTCGGACTGTCATTTTGATTACAACACCGTGTTTTTTCAGATGACACCGCAGCAGATTAAGGAAGCGAACATTGCCCTTGACATTTATCAAGAGGAACTGCAAAAGGCTATGAAAAATAAGTAAGGGGGTGAGCATTTGGCTGAAAGAAACGTCATCCGGCAGGATGTCATTCAAATCAAATGGGATGTGCAGGATTCCCCCCTGAAAAAGCTGACGAAGGAATCCAACGCTTTCCAGTCTTCTGTCGGTAAGGCCGTTGGCGGGGCGGAAAGCAAGTTCGGCAGTCTTGCAAAAAAGGTGCAGACCACGCAGAAGCAGTTGAACAAGCTGAAGCTGTCTGACAGGCTGCAATCCGACATTGAACGGGCTGACAATGCGCTGAACAAGGTGAAGAACACCGTCCGTGCGGCTGCTGCGCAAATCACAAAAATGCGGTTGCAGGCCACGCTTGCGGTGGGTGCGCTTCAGGCAATGGCAAAGCAGAATTTCCTTGCGCTGAAGAACAGTCTTTCGGCAGTCTGGACAGCAATCAGGAATATTGTCCCCAACGCAAAGGCTTTCGTGACTTCGCTGAAGGACGCTGCCAAGCAGAAAATTACAAACACGGTCAATGAAATGAACCGGATCAAGAACGTTCTGACGGAAGGCCAGACGGGGGCGAAGGGATTTGCTACCGCTCTGAAAAACGTGGGCAAGATCAGCCTTGGAAAAGCAGTCAAGGGGATCACGAACGTCAAGAACGGCTTCGCCAATGCGAAAAGCACGGTGAAGGGCTTTGTGGCAAACATCAAGGGCGGTGTTCAGAATGGCTTTCAGGCGGCTGCAAACAAGGGCAGGCAGCTTGTTCAGACCATCAAGAGCATTGATAAAGCAAGCCTGAGTAAGATTACGGACAGCATTACAAAGCTGGGTTCCAAAATTGGGAAAGGGCTTGTGTCCGCCGCCAAGAAAGCCGCTTCCGCAATCAAGAAAATCGGCATGGCGGCTGGCGCTGGCTTTGCCGCTCTTGCAACGGCATCCGTGAAAGGCTACGGCGATTACGAACAGCTTGTGGGCGGCGTGGAAACGCTGTTCAAGGATTCTTCCAATACGGTTGTCAAGTATGCAAATGACGCATACAAGACTGCCGGACTATCCGCAAATGACTACATGGAAACCATTACAGGCTTTTCAGCAAGCTTGCTGCAAGGTCTGGGCGGTGACACGAAGAAAGCTGCGGAAATCGGAAACCGGGCTGTGATTGATATGTCCGATAACGCAAACAAGATGGGTACGGACATGGCATCCATTCAGAATGCGTATCAGGGCTTTGCAAAACAGAACTACACGATGCTGGACAACCTGAAGCTTGGCTACGGCGGCACGAAAGAGGAAATGCAGCGGCTCATCAAGGATGCGTCCAAGATGAAGGAAGCGCAGAAAGAACTTGGCGTGTCGGTTGATGCAAGCAGTATGTCCTTCGACAACATCATCAACGCAATCAGCGTTGTGCAGAAGAAGCTTGACATTGCCGGAACCACATCCAAGGAAGCAAGCACTACCATTCAGGGCAGTATCAATTCCATGAAATCCGCATGGTCGAACTTCCTGACGGGTATGGCTGATCCGAATCAGAACTTCGGTCAGCTTACAGACAATCTTGTGAACAGCATCGTCACGGTTGCACAAAACCTGATCCCCCGTATCAAGGCCACGCTGCCACGGCTGGCGCAGGGCGTTGGACAGCTGTTCCAACAGTTGTTTACGCTGGCGGTTCAGAACTTTAATGCGCTTGGAGCCTTTGCGCCAATCGGTCAGGCTATCGTTGGAACAATATCCAGAATAAAAGCGCAGTTCACGGCGCTGTCTCAGGACAGCACGAAGATGAACACGATCAAGACGATCTTCTCTTCCATTCGGGTGATTGTCGGTCAGGTCGTTAGAATTGTTGGAGACCTTATCGTAAAGTTCACGTCTTGGGCAACAAGCACAGGTTTTCTGAACACCATGAAGAGCGTTTTGAACGGAATCAAAACCGCCCTGTCTTGGGTCACTAAGAATTTCAACACGGTCATTCAGGTCGTGTCTAACGGTGCGGTTGCTTTCGCTGCGTTCTACGCTACCGTAAAAACAATTACATTCGGTATTAAAGCATTCAACGCAGTTATGGCGGTATTCAAGGCACGTCAGATGATGGCGGCAGGAGCAACAACCGCACAAGCCGCCGCACAGTGGGGCGCAAACGCCGCTATGTTGGCAAGCCCTGTTACATGGGTCATCGCTGGCATTGCTGCGCTGATTGCAATCATTGTCCTGCTTGTAAAGAACTGGGACAAGGTGAAGGCTGCTGCGGGAAAATGCTGGGACTTCATCAAAGGAAAATGGTCAGCGGTCAGCGGCTGGTTCAGCAGCAAGGTTGTTCAGCCTGTCAAGAAGTTCTTTGCTGACTTGTGGGAAAAGGTTCCTGCTCCCGTGAAGGACGTTATCAGCAAGATCACCAGCGGCTTCAAGAAAGCGTATGACGGCGTTACCGATTGTTGGAGCGGCATCAGCGGATTCTTCTCCGATTTGTGGAAGGGCGTTGTGAAGGCCGTTGCAAAGCCTGTGAACAAGCTGATTGACGGTGCAAACTGGGTGCTGGACAAGGTTGGTTCCAAGAAACAGTTTGACCCGTGGAAGCCCTACGCAAAAGGCACGGGCGGTCATCCGGGCGGCAACGCCATTGTCAATGATGGGCGTGGTGCTGAACTGGTGCAAATGCCGAACGGCCTTACGTTCATCCCACAGGGGCGGAATGTGGGCATCCCCAACGCTCCGAAGGGCATGAAGGTGCTGGACGCAGAGCGGACGGCACAGGTGATGGGCAAGCCTTCCCCCACTTTCCATTACAAGGAAGGTTCCGGTGGCTGGATCAGCGACATCTTTGATTTCTTCGACAACGCCAAGGGGCTTGTGGGAAAGGTCATCGACAAATTCATCAGCTACAAGGGCATGGGCAGTTATGCGCTGTCTGTCGGCAAGGCGGTTGTCGGAAAAGCGAAAACCGCTATGGTGGATTGGGTTAAGGGCTTGTTTGACAAGTTCGGCGGAAAGTCTATCGAAGGCTATGAGCCGTCCAAGGGCGTTGAACAGTGGCGGTCTACCGTTGCCAATGCGCTGAAAATGGAAGGGCTGAGTTCTGCCGACAACATCAAGCGGACGCTGTTCCAGATGCAGACGGAAAGCGGCGGCAATCCCAGAGCAATCAACCGATGGGACAGCAACGCCAAAAAAGGAACACCGTCAAAAGGCTTGATGCAGGTGATTGATCCCACTTTCCGGTCTTATGCACGAAAGGGATATAACAAGAACATCTATGATCCCATGAGCAATATTCTTGCTTCCGTCCGGTATGCAAAATCCCGGTACGGTTCCCTTGCGAAAGCCTACCGTGGCGTTGGCTATGCTGGCGGCGTGGGAACCATTCAGCTTCCTGCCTACTCCCCTGCTGCCAGCGTTCCGGCTTCCAGTTCTTCCACCACCAGCAACAACTATGCGCCTTCCTTCACGCTGAACATGAGCGGCACGGTGGACAGAACCACAGAACGGACGATCAAGAAATGGGTGCAGGAAGCGTTGGAAGATATGTTCGACAGTATGAGCCGGACATCACCCAGACTGACGGAGGTGTAAGCAATGGCAACTTTGAACGGGTTATACATCTTCGTGGCGGATGAAGAAATGTCCTTCGGCGTGGATGTTGCGGAACATACCGTGGAAAGCGGTATTGAAATCAGTGACCATGTAAAGCGGAAAGCCGTTACACTGTCCATTTCCGGGGAAATTGTCGGCAAGAACGCTGCCAGTGTGCGGTCGAAGATTCGACAGATGCACCAGAGCGGCGTTCTTTGCAATTACTCCGGGCGGACGGTGATGAGCAACTGTCTGATTACAGAGTTTTCCACCAGTCATCCGAATACGGTGTGGGGCGGCTGCGAATTCTCCATGACACTGAAGGAGGTTCGCACCGCTTCCACATCTTACAAGAAGACAAAGAAAGACACCAAAAAATCAGGCACACAGCAGGTCAAGAAAAACAGCAAGACCGAATATGTGTATCACACTGTCAAGAAGGGTGACTGCATCTGGAATCTGGTTGCCGCTTCTAAGGCTCCGTATAAAAAGTACGGAATGAGCTGCAATGAAGTGATGAAGCTGAACCCTTCCGCTTTCAGCCGGAAAGGTGATTTCAGAACGTTGCAAATTGGAAAAAAGATCATCGTTGGAAAGAGGTGACGGGCCTTGCGGGATGTAATTGAGATCAACAAAGAACTGGTTCCCTACCAGTTTAATATTCTGCTGGCTGACGAATGGTTTGAACTGTATATCGGCTACAACAAAACAGCCGACCTGTTCACGGTGACGCTTTACAAGGACGATGTTCTGATTGCTTCCGAGCCGCTGATTCTTGGCGAACCGTTGTTTCATGACATCTATCAGCCGGGGCGCTTCCCTGCTGTCACACTGGTTCCTTATGGGCCGGCAGAAACAGCCGTCACCTTTGATAACCTTGGCGAAACTGTGTTCCTGACGGTAGATGATGAAGGTGACAGCGATGGATAAGGCATCAGAAGTCATTTTTGACAAGAGCGCCAACGAAAGAATCTCTTCTATGGTCACGGCGATGCGGGGCTGGGAAACCAGCCTTGCAGATTCCATGGACAAGCCCAGCGGTCAGTTTGGGCGGGTTGTGAAGATCGAGACAAACGGCCTGACCATGACCAATGACCTTGATTTGGAATTCGATGTGCCGTTTGACGATGACACGGAAGCCAATGAAGCAGAAATCCGTGTCTACAACCTGACGAAAAAGACTATCGGCCTTCTGAAAGTCAACGCTGAAATCAGCATCACGGCAGGCTACGGAAAGGACACAGGCGTGATCTTCGCCGGGGTCATCGCTTCCGTGGTGACACGGTGGAGCGGTCAGGATAAATTGACCACCATCAAGGCCATTGACGATGTGAAGCTGAAGGAACGGGATATCAAGAGCATTTCTTTCAAGGCAGGCGTAAAGGCGAGCTACATTCTGAAAACACTGGTCAGCAAGCTGAACCTGCCGATTGCGGTGTTCAAGGTGAAGCGGGATCACACCTACACGGAAGCTGTCACGGTTTCCGGTGGGTTGATGGACGGCATCAAGCAGTATGCGGAAGTGTGCGGCGTGTCCGCCTATATCAACAAACGGAAGGTATACGTCCGGCATCTTTCTGACGGTGACGATCTGGGCTTTTCCGTGAATGTGGACACGGGACTGATTGACAGCCCGGAAGAATTCACAGAGGAAGTCAGCAATGAGGATTACACCGACACCATCAAGGGCGTGACCTTCAAGATGCTGCTGGAACACCGGATCACCACAGCAAGCATCATCACACTGAAAAGCCGTGATTTCAGCGGAAAGTACCGGGTGCGGGACGGAAAGCACGTCTGCACGGATTCGGACTTTTACACAGAGATCACGGCGATTGAATAAGGAGGTGGAGCGCATGGGAATGGGCAGCACCATGAATGACTTGATGGAAGAAAAGCTGCTGAATCTCCACACGGCGTTCATCGCCAAGGTCATCAGCGTGGAGAACGAAAGCCTTTGTTCCGTGCAACCGCTTGACAAGATCAAGGCATACGGAAAGCCCGCACAGCAGCAGGCCATTATCACGAAGGTTCCCGTCCTTCACCATGTCCGGCACTTTTCCCTTGTGAAGCAAACACTGTCCGTCAAGGTCAACGATTCCTATTCAGGTGGCGGCTCCGGCACGATCAATCCGGCAACACATCCCACAGAAAGCAACGTGGGACACCTGAAAGTCTCCCCTATCCGGGCGGGTGATCTGGTGCTTTGCGTATGCGCTGAACGTGATCTTTCATCCTCTGTCAAGGGAATTTCCACCACGCCGCCTGTTGGACACCACGCCATTAAGGACGCTGTTGTGGTGGGCTTATTTGGGGGGTGGTAATGTGAAAAGCTTCAGCACAAACGATGACGGCGATGTGGTCGTGAACGGCAGCATTGAAATGGTCACGGACAACGAACTGCTGCGGCAGAAGATTCAGCGTGTCCTTGGAACCAACAAAGGCGAATGGAGTTATGACACGGAGGAAGGCATTGATTTTTCCGTGGTGCTTCGGAAGAACCCCAATGAGGATGAAATCAGGGCAACCATTGAAGAAGCATTGATGCGGATCGATGAAACGTTTATCATTACTTCCTTCGGCCTGATAATGGACGGGAGGAAAGCAACAGTCAGCTTTGAAGCCGTGAACGCTGACGGCGTAAAAGTGATGGAGGGATGCACCTATGGTTAATGAGCAGGGCTATTACAGACCCACATACGATGAACTGCTGGCAGGACGCATTGCACAGGCACAGGAGCTGTTCGGTGAGGACATCGACACATCCAACGCTTCCCCGCTGGGCAAATTCATCCGGCTTTCTGTGCAGGATTTGGCGGACGCTTATGAAGCGCAGGAAATCATCTATTACAGCCGCTTCCCCCACACGGCAACCGGGCAGAATTTGGATAGGCTCATGCCCTTTGCAGGCATTACACGGAACCCGGCAACACGGGCGGAACACACCATCAAATTCACAGGAACGGCAAACCATGTGGTTCCTGTTGGCTTTCTGGTGGGAACCACGGGGGATGAGGAATTCTATCTTGTGAATGAAGTCACGCTGAATGACAGCGGCGTTGGCTCCGGCACAGTGCAATGTACGGAACTGGGAACCATCGGCAATGTAAAGCTGGGTTCCATTACAGAAATTGTGAACCCGGATGTGGATGTTTCCGCCATTGAACACACGGGCATTGTGACGGTGGCGGAAGATGAAGAATCGGACGCTGACCTTCGGGCAAGGTTTGACATCGCCATTGAAGGTTCCGGCTCCGGCACAGCATCCGCTATCCGTGGAGCGGTCATGCGGATCAACGGCGTGAGAAGCTGCCTGATCGTGGAGAACAAGAACGCAACGGCAGACGCAGACGGAAGACCGCCCAACAGCTTTGAGGTTTTCGTTTATGCACCGTCCACGCTGAATCAGCAGATCGGGGAAGCTATTTTTTCAAAAAAGCCACTTGGCATCCAAAGCCACGGAACAACCAGCGTGACTGTGGAGGATGTTTCCGGTCATGAACAGACGGTCTATTTCTCCCACGTCAGCGAAGTCACGGTATACATCAAGGTTGCCGTGAAGAAGGACACACACTTTGAATTGAACGGCGTGGAGCAGATCAAGAACACTCTGCTGGAATACGTCAACAGCCTGAAAAACGGCGAAGATGTGATCTATGCCAGTCTGTACAAATACATCTTCCAAGTGTCCGGCGTGAAGGATGTCACTTCCCTAACGCTTTCAACCAACGGCACAACGTTCACGGCGGCAAATATCAGCATCAGTTCTGACAAGGTGGCATCTTTGAGCGAAAACAATATCACAGTCGAGGTGAGCGCCTATGCGGATAGCTGAGTACATCGAAGCTCTGCCTGATTCGTATAAGAAAACCGCAGCAAGCAACAACTACAAGCTGCTGTATCTGGAATGGCTGCTGATGTCCGGTTTCTGGGCAGATATTCAGGCCATACAGGACACGGCGGACATTGCTAAAGCAACCGGGAAAACGCTTGATCTGTATGGCAGCATCTACAATCAGGCACGGGGCAGCATGACGGATGAGCAATACAGGGTCATCATCATGCAAAAGGTGGCACGGTATTGGGCAGGCGGTGACTACAACAGCACCGTGAAGGCCCTTGCCGGGGCGCTTGGTGTTTCCCCGTCCGAATTCGTTCTGACGGAAAAGGACAATCCAAGGCAGATTGAAGTATCAAGACTGCCGTTCAGCATCCTGAATGAAATTGGAATTACTTCCAAACAGATTTTTCAGATCATTGAAGCGATGCTTCCCGTTGGCATCCCGCTTGCACTGCTGACGCTGGACGGAACCTTTGAGTTTTCCGCTTCTGCGGATGAACAGAGCGACACAGCCGGATTTGGAGACATTGAACAGACGGTCGGCGGATATTTTGGCGCATTGGAAACCGGGAACATTGATATTCCGACATAAGGAGGATGAAAAGCATGAAATTTGAAAAGACACCGCCCACATGGAACGCAGAGGGTTCAGAACCGCCTTCTTCCCTGAAAACAAGCGGCTTTCAGTCAGGCTATAAGCCGCCTGCTGCTTATTTCAACTGGTTCTGGAATAAGGTGAGCGCCTGCCTGACGGAACTGCAAACGAAGCTGTCCAACGTGGACAACACGAAGGATGCAGACAAGTCCGTAAAGTATGCAAGCACTTCCGGCAGTGCAAACAAGACAAAGGGCAGCATGGTTGTCCGCCTGAACGGCGGCAGCACAGAAGGAACCGACTTGTTCACCTTTGATGGTTCCACGGGAAAGAGCGTGAACATCACACCTGCTAAAATAGGAGCGGCTTCCGAAAGCAAATTGCCGTTCTGGGCAACCTACGGCACAACCACAAATGCAGAGATCGAAGCGGCGTATCAGGCCGGAAATCAAGTATTGGTTAAGACCACTGACGGCTATGTTGGTGAACTGTTCGCAAGACTTTCAAGCGGCAAGGCACACTTCTTCTGCGCTGGCGTAAAAATTTACCGCTGCTTCAACGGAAACTGGACTGACCTTTCGGACAGCTACGGTTTTACGCCTACCGTTCACGCATCCACGCACAAGAAGGGCGGTTCTGACCCAATCAAGCCGGAAGACATCGGAGCCGCTGCGGCTTCCAACGGAACCGTTCTCAGCCAAAACGCCGACTATGCTGAAGTTGGTCAGTGGGCAGACGGCAATCCGAACAATGAAAACCGCATCGGCTATTTCGTTGCCATTGATGACACACAGGCCGGAACCACGATCATCAAGGCAACATCCACAAAAGATGTACGTGGCGTGGTAGTAACCGCTCCCGCTTTCTCCGGTAACGGTTCGGCTGACAAATTCGACAGCAACGGAAATCTGCTGAAGCAGTATGCCTATGTCGCTGTGATGGGTCTGGTTTCCGTCATCGACAACGGAACCTGTACCATCAACGAACGCTGTATGCCCAATGACAGCGGCACAGCAGTTCCCAGCAGCAACAATCTGGGATATCAGGTGATCGACCGCATTGACGATACACACATCCTGATTGCCGTGGAACCGGGGGCGGATATGATCCAGCGCATCCGGACGGACGTTGCGGGATTGCAGAACGATGTTGCAAACAGAGTGCGTTATGACGTAGCCCAGAGCCTGACGGACACGCAGAAGGAACAGGCCCGGACGAATATCAACGCCGCCCCCGGTGGGTTTGGGCTGGGACAAGAGAACATGGTAGTCATTAACGATTGCAATAATGCTATTTTTTCTGGGTGGTATGCGACTGATACTTCAACCATGAATACTCCGGGCGGAGATGGCGAGTCAGGCGTTTTGTGTGTAAGCCGCCGCTACGATAATCGCATATATCAAGAATTTCATGTAATCTCTGGGGGGCAATACAGTACTGGGTCTGCTTCAAGAATAACATATGGCACCCCCTCCGACTTGCAATGGGGGCCTTGGGAATGGATTAGTCCGTTAATGACGTTAGGCGAAGAATACCGCACCACGGAGCGGTTCTGGGGAAAACCGGTATATTATAAAATCGTTGATTGTGGAAAGATTGCGGACAATAAACAAGTGGAGCACGGAATTGTGAATATGCGGGATTGCATATCTTTCCAAGGATTGCGTGGCGGTATGCCAATGCCCAGCATTTCCAACAATAATTTGGCTGACCCATGGAGCTACTACGTTGCTGATGTTAGTCGTACAAAAATCACACTTGCGTGCGGCACAAGCGCAGCAGGTGGCAACTGCCATGTAATGCTCAAATACACCAAGACCACGGACTAAGGAGGAAGCACCATGAAAGTTATCAAATATCAGCTTTGCACCGAGGCCAATCACGGCACGGAGGATAAGCCAAATATTGAACAGGTTTTCTCCGCTGTCATTCTGGGGTGGTCTGCCGCAAATGAGGCTATTGCCAAAACGGAAGCCTACAACGGCGAGTATACCGTTGAGGATGACGGTGAGCCGGAGCCTGTTATCCCGCCCACCAATGATGAGTTGGCGGCGGAGAATAAGCTGTTGAAACAGCAGGTGTCCGCCCTGACGGAGCAGCAGTCCTTTTACGAGGACTGCATCGCCGAGATGGCGGCGGTGGTTTATGCGTGAGTTTATCGCCCAGCTGGCGTTAAACGTATATTTCAAATTTGAGAAAGGAAGTACAGAAATGATGGCTATGTTGTTTGCACAGAGAGTGATCCTTGGAAAGACGGAGTTCAATGCGGTTCCCGCAAAGCTGAAAGCACAGGTGGCGGACATCCTCATCAACGAGTGCGGCTTGCCGGAGCTGGTGCCCGCCGAGTACGGCGGCACGGCGGACGAAAATGCCTGACCGCTGCGTATGCTGCGGGGCCATTGTCCCGGAGGGGCGGCAGGTCTGCCCCATCTGCGAGCGGCAGTGGCCCCAGTTTTAACTGCACGAAAGCAAGTCGGAAGTGACCCGGTAAAAGCCCAGTGTTTTTGCCGGGTCATTTTCAATCGTACCTATCAACATTGCGGAAACATAACGGAAAGGAATGACATTATGGAAAAGTACATCAAGGCATCTGACGGAAAGGACATCCGCATTTCGACTAGACCTGAACCATTTGGCGGCATTGAGTATGGCAGTCCCATCCCTATGATGGATCACTGTCCTGACCGGGCTGACACCACCATCACGGCGGCAGGCTTTGAATTGGCGTATGATAGCCGGGGATATTGCTACAAGAGGGTCAAAATCAAGAAGTGATAAAGTGTGGGGGTGAAATCCATTGAGCGAAATTATCGTGGCACTTATCACGGGCGGCGTTACTCTGGCAGGGGTGCTTATCAGCAACCAGAAAGCACAGGCCGTTACAGAAACCCGGCTTGACGAACTGACCCGTGAAGTCCGGGAACACAACATCTTCGCACGGCGGATGCCTGTTGTGGAGGAACAGATCAAGGTCATTAACCATCGAATTGAAGATTTGGAAAATAAAACTTAGGAGGTATTTTCATGGACATCGGAACTTTTGGTATCGCTGGTGTGGCGGTCATTACCGTCATCTGCTATCTGATCGGTCAGGCAGTCAAGGCAAGCGGCCTTGATAACAAGTGGATTCCCATTATCGTTGGAACCTGCGGCGGTGCGCTGGGCGTGGCTGGTATGTACCTGATGGCGGACTTCCCAGCACAGGACTATTTGACTGCTGTTGCTGTCGGCATTGTGAGCGGCCTTGCTGCCGTTGGCGTGAACCAGATCGGCAAGCAGATGAATCAGAACTGATATGGAATACAGCTTTGAAATCGCAAAGGCCAGAATCTACATCAACAGCCAGAAGAAGTCCCTTGCTGCTATTCAGAAAGAAACGGGCGCTGATGTTTTAATCAACGGTGGCCTGTACAACATGAAAACCTTCAAGCCGCTTTGCCATTTGAAGGCCGCTGGCAAGGTTTTAGCGTCTGACCAGTATAAATACTGGGGCTATGGCTGGAACGCTTCTGACGGCGTTTTAAGCATGGTAAACAGCTATGAAAAGCTGGACAATTTCATTTGCTGTACAGCACTGGTGAAGGACGGAAAGCCCACTTCCCTGTTCTATGATTCGGCGCAGGGCGGGAAGCGTGGGCGCTCTGCCGTTGGTACGCTGCCGAATGGCAAAACGGTCATCTTCTGTTCAAAGGACGGCACAGCCGATGCCATGACACCGGAAGCCTTGCAGCAGTATTGCATGAAGCAGGGCTGGAAGGATGCAATCATGCTGGACAGCGGCGGAAGCAGTCAGTGTATCACGCCGGATGGCAAGATCACCAGCACACGGAAGGTACATAACGTGCTGTGCTTCTGGCTGAAAACCAACAAAACACAGGATGTGAATGACACCATGGGAAAGAAGAAAATCGGAACAGCGGGGCTGAACCTTATCAAGAGTTTTGAGGGGTGCAGGCTGACAGCTTACAAGGCCGTTCCCACTGAAAAATACTGGACAATCGGATGGGGACACTATGGTTCTGATGTCAAGCAGGGGGATAAGATCACACAGGCGGAAGCGGATGCGCTGCTGGTGAAGGATGTTGCGTCCAGCGTTGCAGCCGTGAACAATCCGGCCTACTGCCCTATCACGGCTTCCCTGAATCAGAATCAGTTTGATGCCCTTGTCAGCTTCACTTTCAACTGCGGGGCGGCAAGCCTGAAAACGCTGTGCAAGGGGCGCACTGCTGCACAAATCGCAGACAAGCTGACCGCTTACAACAAATCGGGCGGCAAGGTGCTTGCCGGACTGGTACGCAGGCGGGAAGCGGAACAGAAGCTTTTCAAAACGCCTGCTGCATCAACCACTGTGAAGGACGTGCAAATCTGGCTGAACAAGAACTTCGGCAGCGGCTTAACTCCGGACGGACTGTTTGGAACACAGACCAAACGGGCGCTGGTGAAGGCGCTGCAAAAGGCTCTTGGAGTGGTTCCTGACGGCATCTATGGTGCCAAAACGGAAGCGGCGGTCAAGACGCTGAAGAAAGGTTCCAGCGGAAGACAGGTGGAAGTTCTGCAAGGCTTCCTGATCTGCCGGAAGCAGAAGTTGACGCTGAACGGCAGCTATGATGAACAGACGGAAGCTGCCGTCAGAACCATTCAGGAATACCACAGGATCACAGCGGACGGCATCGCCGGGAAGATGACCTTCCGTGCGCTGTGCAAATAACAGAACGAAAAGAAAGGCCATGGGTTGTCCCATGGCCTTCTTTTTTTATGCCTTTTTCAGTTTCTTCCCTTTGTTTTTGGGGATCACATCACGGATAAATTCATTGATTGCCGCTTCCGCTGCGGTTGCATACGGAAACAGGTATTCGTCTTCCCCGATGATGAGAATCCAGCCTTTGTTTTCAACAAGTTTCAGATGGAATCCCTTATAATCGAATTCTTTGATTTCAACAATCATTATTGCCCCCGTTTGCGCTTTTAACTTTCTCCGCCTTCTCTACCTTCTTAGCCGGAGTCAGCGCTTTTGCAACCATTTTCTTTGCAGAAGTTGTTTTTTCATCATCCAGCACATCACGCTTGATGATTTCATCCATGATGATCCTATAAATTTCTTCATTAGTCCCCTTTGCATCAGCGGACATCTTTTTGATGGTTTTTCTCACAGCGTCCAGAACCGGATCAGACAAAAGGATTTGCGAAACGACAAATTTATTGACTAACTGTTTGTGTATATGGAATTCATCAAGTGACGCTTTTCCAGCCTTAGACATTGCTTCTTTTGTCAGATAGAACAGAAGTTCCAAATCACTTTCTTTTTTCGTGTTAATCTCAGTAAAATCAAAGTCATAGACAAGTTCAGCGGAGACAGGTCTACCAAAAATAATACGATAAACCATCCAATGAACAGAGTTCGTCAGAATAACCCATTCAATACCGGAGTTGGAACCATAATCGACCGCCTGTTTGATGTGTTGTTCCTTCAGATTCAATCCGGCAGCTTTGGCTTCAATCAATACCCTTGGGTGTCCATCAATTTTCAGAGCCAAATCACAATAGGTCTTTTTGATAGCAAATTCTGACGTAATTTCGGAATACTTATCATATCCGAATACGTCAGAAAGAATATCCATGATTATTGCAACAGTGTCACTTTCATTTACATCTTTATCGTGCGCTTTTGACACAATAGGCTTAAATTTTTTGACACCATCGGCAAGACGGTTCTTCACTTTCACTGAAATAGTAGCCAAAACAGCAACCACCTTTCACGGTTAGATAAAGTCATTTTAGGTCGGTTCCAGTGCAAAAACAATCCGCAAAATTGAAAATTGGCATATTGCATCAAAAGTAAAACTTAGTTTTATAGCATTTGACAAAAGAAAAGGGAAGGCGTTCAGCCTTCCCCTCTTTTTCATTGATTCAGCTTTTCATACATCTGTTCTTTTGTTATAATCCCCATGCAGTACATTTCAAGAATAATCTCCACATAGGTTTCCTTCCGTTCCCTGTACTCTTCTTCCGTTATCTTCCCGTCCATCAGCAGCTTTTCTAATTTGCCCAATGTTTGCAATGGTTCCAACTCCTTGTATTGTTTATTTCCATCATTAGCGTACATATGAACTGGAACACAGATGATGGAAATGAAAGGTGCAAAAAATCACACCTTCAATTT